TGATAGACCTTTCCTTTGCATCAGCAATAGCTTTAGCAAGCATAGGAATACGGTTGTAAGTAGACTGCTCAGTTAAGATTCCTGATTTAGTTTCATCATCGAAACCAAATTCATCTAATAAATCTTTGATTTTAGAGTCCACTGTGCTTAAAGCAGTGCCAGTGAAATGCTTCTTAATGTTGAAGTTAGTCTTTGCTTCGTTCTCAGTCATCAATCTTGATTGAACTGAAGCTGCAATGTTAGATGGAATTTGCACATTTGAAAGTGCAGGATTCATAACTAATTGCTTTAACTGCTCATCGGCAGCATCGATTTGTACTCTGTCTGATAATTCTTGAATAAATTCAGCTAATGTCATAGTGTTTTTCCTTGCGGACCTTTATGTTTATGCAAATATAATGTATTACTAAGCATTTTTAAATTTATCTCTCAATTCTTTAGGCACTACTGCAGCACTTACTGGATAGAGTTGATGATTGCAATTATATCCTCCACGATTAATTCTGAAGTTAGATGCATTAGTTCCAGCAATCATGCCTTGAGGAAGACCTGTTTTGTCATAAATGGGAACTTGCTCTCCGCAAATGTTACCACTTACAATCTCTTCAAGTTGACTTTGATGTATGTAAGGCATACAAGTTTTCTTTGCTGCTATTAGTGCATCGCAGAAAGGCCTTGATGTATCTTTTAACGAGCCATCATACTTATACCATACTAATCCTAAATCATCAGTTAGCGTTGCATTGTAGTTAGCACTAAATTGATTCAAGCTATCAGTAACAATCTGCTTCGTATATCTCACTAATCTTCCATCACCAGTATCAGTGTTAAGCATGAACTCACGAGCTTGCTCGATGAAGTCTGCTCTGCTTCCGCCTGTTGTTACATTCTTAACTAAAATATCTTTGATTGGTCCTGTGAAGTTAGCAGCTATTGCATCCTGACCTAACTGCTCAATCACGCTATCCTGTGCAAGCTGTTGAATCTGCTCAAGTACTGATGGCACTTTATACTTTCCTACCGTTGCAGTGAAGTAATCACGTTGTAATGCAGAGATAGTTTTATAATCTTCAATGATTGCATCAAGATCATCCTGATACTCCTTGCTGAAGATAGTTTTGTCAAGCTCTGCTTTAATCTTTGCAATAGTCTTGATGTTCTTAACTGAAGGCTTGATTTGTCCGTTGGATGTTTCCAATTCAGCAGATAGCTCTAATACGACCTTATAGGCATCTTCTTGAAGCTTTGGCATCTTACTATTCCAAGCATCAATTCGAGCTTCTATAAGGTCTGTAATCTGCCTTATTATTGCATCTGCTTTAGCCATCTATTATAGTCCTGTTGGAGGTATTGCTTTTGGAGTTCCTACTACATTAACTGCTTGCTCTTCTGTGAAGCCATAGATTTCAATTAACAATGCAATTGCTGCATCTCTATCTGTGATTCCTTGAGCTACTGACTTCTGAATTTCTAAGATACCTTGCACACCTCCTACTGTTCCTTTCAATGTAGCTTGAGCATCTAATCTCTTCTGATCAACTGAATCAGGAACTTCCATTCCTTGTACTGGCACACCACCTGTTACTACTTTAGGAGCTGTTAATTCAGTTGCATACTGTTGCATTATTTTCTCTTGCTCAGTGTAAGTCATATCAGCAAAGCCATCAACTTCATTAATTGCACGAGTAACAAACTTACTAATGTTAGCATGAACTACTAAATCACCTTTATTGATTGCATCGAATGTCTTAAGTAAGCTGATGTTCTCTTCAGGTACTCCTGCGAAAGGATCAAGTTTAAGCTTTAATATCACAAGGTCTTTTACTTTTGACTCGTTAAATTTCTTATCTGCTAACTCAATCTGTGCTGCGTTAATAATTGCAGGATCAACTTTAGCTTGTACCATAGATGTAAGTTCATCTACTAATACCTTTCCGCTAAGCATATCATAACGCTCAGGAACTGGAATGTAAGGAAGCAATTCATTCACATCTACATTCTGTGCATAGTGCCTCCAAGCTAAGATATCATAAGTTACTTCATCCATAATTCTCACTAAATCCTCTGCAATAGAATGAACAAAGCTGTAAAGTTCTTCTCTATCTACTTGCTTAGCAACTCCTGATTGAGCGATTGGAGTTTCAGCTAAGAACTCCATATTGATAGCACTTAATGCATCATAAATATGCTGTCTAATTCTTTCTTCTTGTAGCCTTGCAATCTCAGTTTGCTTTTGAACATAGCCAATAGGAGGAGTCGGAACTGTGCTCTCTCCAGCTTTAGGCATCGGCATGATCACATGCTCAAAAGGATTAAGAGGTAATATACCTTTACCACTACATGAAGGACATGATATAGGTGCTGAGTTTTCTCTTGGAATCTCTCCCACTCCTTTACATCTACCGCACTGCTGTGGCTGTATCGCCCACATAGTCGAATGAATGTGCTGAACAATTTCAGCTTGCAAATCTGAATACTCACGAACTGCCTCGTTAAGCATTGGAACAATTCCACTGATACGAGATTCATATAGTGTGCAATGATTGCCTTGTTCTGATACCATTCCGTTCATATGTCTTACCGGTATGTAACCTAAGACATTTGGAAACTGAAACACTTCTTTTACTTTACCGTTCTTCTCTTCAAACACTTGGAAGATATCAGGCTGAATCAAAAAGAATCTTCTACCATTAGTATAGTAGTAATCATCTTCTTCATAGCTTAACTCTTCCCCATCTTGCAATAAATAGAATTCGTTTATTTTATAATCGATTACCTGTGCTGAGCTAAATATTCTTGGGTATGGTTTGAAGTATTCATTCTCTTGAATCTCATAATTGATAGGCATAGTTAATACCACAGCATTAGCATCTATCAAATATGGCTTAAATGCCACGCTGAACATCCAATTAGTGATGCTTCCATTACGAGGAAGATCCTTCATTAAATACTTCTCAGGAGCTTCATTCTCCGCAATAAATGCGGGGATATTAGTTGGGAAGCTTATCATCCAATCAGAAGACTTACGGATCTTCATCAAGCTATTATACACTTTCGTGAATACTGGCTTAGTGATTGGAGTGAATATCTTTTTACGATAATTTTTAATCTCTTCACTCTCCGCAGGTCTGCGTTCTGATATCAAGTCATCAGGAAATTCTCCATCAGCATGAATGTATAACTCTTCAGCTAATTCTACTGCATCATGGTAGTATGAATGTCTATATCTACTTGTTAGATATGGCTCAAGGAATGCTGGTGATACTGCTGCCATTAAATTACTTTTCTTTCACTTAGTTGGTTTATCTTTTGAGCAATTTTCATGCTCGGCATGTTCATCCTGAAGGATGCGTTTTTCGCAAGCTCATCATAAACTTGCATTTGTTGTTGAGGAATCAATTTACCTCCGACACTGAAAGCCATCCATCCTTTCTTAATAGCCATGATTCCAGGAAATCCTTTCATCGCAGGTTGCCAATAGGTAGGCTGATAAGGTGCTTGATGTGGCTCGTGAGGAATACTATTCAATGCAAGATTGAAGTAAGGCTCATCAGGTCTATCTCCAGCAAATGGTCTTACTTTAAGATAGTTCTCATCGTAATACCTTTCAGCATTAGCAAAGATACTATAACTTAAGTCATTTTTCTTAAAGTAAATCCACTCTGATGATAAATCGTACCACTCCCAAGTTAATATAGGAGTTAATCCATAAGCAGCTTCTAAATCCTCTTTAGTAGTCCATTCGCTAATGCCCTTAACTAAATCATCCTTGCCACGATTAGCCATAGTCCATTGCACATCCTTCATTGACTTCCAATACTCCTCAAAGTTAGCCATCGGACTAAATATCATATCAGCATCGACAAATAAGGTTTCTTCAAATGGAGATAAGTTGATAAGATGGAACTTGTTGACTAATGGTTTCTCCACAGCAGGCTCAATAATGTAATCAAATATCATCCTTTGTCCAGGATGCAAATGTCTTAATCCTTCATCATCAGCAATCACTGCTACTTGTACGTTCATATCTGCTGACTTAGCCGACAAAGCAAGATTGTAGGCATATCTGCCATACAATGGATGCTTCATTGCTATTGTTACTATTCCTCTCATATGCAATTCTTATTGTACAACGTAGGCTCATTCTGAGCCATTAGAGCCACTTTTGATTGAGCAAGGTTATATTTACCATTCTCACCCCATTCAGGCTCATAATCCTCTGCAATGCAGAAGAATGGATTATTATTAATAGTTAATGTATCTGATAATAATTGAAGTCTAATGACATCATGAGTAGGCTCATCTACATAGTCAAACCACGCAGTTCTAACTTTGCCACTCTGAGCAAAAGGTCTGCTCATTGTTCCATCTGAATACAAGTATTGCTCAGTCTTGACAGGATACATCGGATTGAATTGAAGCAATCTCAATCGTTGCTTTAAGCTAAATGATACTGCTGTGCTTGCATCATTGAAGAAGAAACCAAAAGCATAGCCTTGATTAGTTCCTTGCACCATAACTGAGCAATCATGTGATCCTGTTGCTTTATAATTTACAATCGTATAAGATTGCGTAGTAATTCCTGCACATTCATCATCAACACTGATAGTGTAACAATCAGAAGTAAGACTACCACCTGGCACATCACATGATTCTATACTATTCCAATCAAAGCACCATATCATTCTATCTTTGTAGTAA